CAAAAAGAGGAATATATTGTGTTTGAAATATTGCCTGTAGTAATGGGAGAAACATTACTTTGCATACAATATAAGGCAAAAAAAATATTATAAACATTGAAGTAATTCACTAAGGAACTACTTACTAAGGAGGTTTTTGTAGTGAGTGATTTTGAAAAGCTAATAAAAGCAATTACAAATATAGAAGAAGCGATACAGCAAGGTGCTCAAAATGGTTTAAAACAAGCAGGAATAAGAGTAATGGGTACTGCAAAGGCAAAATTGGGAACCTATCAGCCAAGTGTGGGAGAATATCCAGCCTGGAAAGTATTAAGTCCTCAAAGCATTAGAGCAAAATTTTTAAGTAAAGATGCAACATTTCATATCAATGGAAATGGTCAAGTACGTATTAATATTACAAATTCAGGAAAACAATTTTTAAAAAAATATGGTAGAAATGCAAAAGTATTTGGAGGGGAAAAGCAGTTTCAATCAAGCGGTACAGGGGATGATAGTCCTTTAGTGGATACAGGAGCATTAAGACAAGCTATTACAATAGATAAAAGCCAAATAACACAAGGCAATGTATATATTGGTGTAGCAAAAGGAAAAAATGGAGAAAAAAAACAAAACAAAAAAAGAAAAAATAAAAAACCAAGTGATATTGCGACATATGGTGCAGCACAAGAGTATGGTTCAGCGAAAAACAATATACCACCAAGACCGTATTTAAGACCTTCTGTAGTAGAAAACAAAGAAGAAATTGCAGAAGATATTAAAAACGGTATTGCGGAAAATATGGCAAACTTTGGTCAAGGGGGATTTTGATGGAAAAGATAAGAGACCCTCTTGTACTGGTATATGAAACGCTGAAAAAAGCAATTAAAACAGTACATGGACAAGATTTTTTAGTATTTGATGATTTCCCTACAGCAGACAGCTACAGAAAACAAAACAGAAATGCAGCGAATATTTCTTTTGTATCAGCAAGTTCTGAAAAGGGATTAATGAGGGAATTTGTACCACATAAAGTAATAAAAAACGATAACAACAATCAATTTACAGTGGCAACAGAAACATTAAGAATGGAATATGTCATACAAATTAGTTTTTTTGCAAATAAAAAAGGCATTGCACAAATGTTATCTACAAAGTTTATAAATTACTTGGAGAAAGAAAATACATTGAAATTAGAAGGGGACAAATGGCTGGAAAATATGGATATATTTTTAATGTACCCTCCTGCACCGCCAGAAGGTGACACGGATTTATGGCAGGTCAATCAAACATGGCAATGCAGTGCAAAACTATTAACAGAAGAAATTGTTGACAAAACAGAACAAATGAATTTTATAGGAAAAATTAAAAATATTTAAAAACAAAAATTTTTTAAAAAGTATTTAAAAGCACTTTAAAAGGCTTTTAAAATGTGTTTAAAGGAGGTTTACAATATGCCAATATTAAGAGGATTTACAGGGGACATTAGGACAATGCCACCTGATATATATGTTAATGAAATGCCCGTACCACAACAAGAAAATTTTACTATGCCTGATTTTGTACTGGGATTTGTAGGAGAATTTGACAGAGGACCCGTAAATGAATATCTCTATTGCAGTGAAACACCTACAAAAAGAATGACAGAAATTTTAAGACCAGTTTTGGGAGAGATGAGCGATAAAGGGTGCAAAGGCAATCAGCTTTTGACCCATTTACATAGTGCAAGAGCAAAAAAAGCGGTATTTGTTAGAATATTAGGCAAAGGCTATGCTACAGCAAGTTTAACGCTGACAGACAGCCAACAAAGCCCTGCACCAACATTAAAAATCAGTGCAAAATATCCAGGAGAATATGCCAATATATTTACAGCAGAAGTCATTGCAGAAAAGGAAGAAAGTTTTACATTAAAATTGTATTCTGATTTAGATGGATACGAAACATACAAAGGGCTGACAATGGACGAACAAAGCCAAAACTATGCTATAAAAGTGGTAAATGAAAAAAGCTATCATTTTATATTAGAGGATTTAAAAAGCACAGCAGAAACATTGGAGGAAAAGAAACCTTCTGTAATAGAGCAAACACAACTTTTAGGAGGTTCTAACGGTGCAAAAGTAGAAGAAACAGATTATATTGGTACATTTGATACAGGTACTGGAAAAAGAACAGGATTAAAATTATTGGAACTTGCTGGAAAACAAATTACAGATAGTAGTTATATTGGTTTTAGCAGTGCAGCAGCTGACAAAGCATTATACACTTTTGCAGAAAAATATAACAGTATTGCTTATTGTGGTACAAATGAATTGAAATTTGGACAAACAGGAGAAGAAACCATAGCATATAGAAAAACATATGATACGGATTTTTGCCAAATGGTAGAGGGAATTTATAAAGCAAATACAGGTGCAAGTATAAGCGGAGCGTGTTTGTCTGCAATCGTACACGTAATAGGAAATGTAGAAGACAGTGGAATTGCAACAGAATGTACTTGGATAAGTAGGAGCGAGCAAGAATATGATTTTGACCAACTTTCTTTATTATATCAAAATCAAATAGGCTGTTTTACATTAAAGCCTTCTGAAACAGGGGCAGGTAATTTAGGCTGGAGAATGGGAAATGATTATACACTTGCAATAAAAGATGTTTCTGGGGAAATCATAACAGACAATGAAAACAGAAAAGTAAATAAAAGAAGATTGAATAACTGGATAGAAAATTCTTTGTTTTTTGTAGCAGCAAAATGGCAAGGAAAAGCTATGACAACAAAAATGAAAAGAGATGCAGAAGTCAGAATTAGAACATTTTTTGACCAGTTAAAACAACCGCTCAATCCCTTAGACAGTGCAAAAATAGAGGACTATACTATAACATTTGATGAAAGTGCAAAAAATATTGATGTATTTGTACAAAATATCAATGTCAAACACTTTAATACTGCAGAATGGGTACTTTTGAATTTTGCAGGAGGAACAAATGCAGAAATAGAATGACAAGACCTTGGGGACTTTGTCCCCAAACCCCTATCCGCTTTCTTGAAAGAAAGCGGAGCAAAGAACTTTAAAACAAAAATTAGCGTTTTTGCAAAGAAAAATAACAAAACATATAAAATTGAGTAAGAATTGCTTAATAATGAAGAAAATAAAAATTTTGATGTAGGGAAACGAAGTGTAACGCACGTAGTTTCCGTTAAAAAGTTTAGGGTCAAGCCCTTTGAAAAGGGCTTGCAGGGGTTTGGGGGCGGAGCCTCCAAAAGGGGAGGTGAGTATAACGAAAATAAAAAATAAAATGTTAGAAAACTTTTTAGCAAAATTGAAAAAGAAAGACAACAAACAAAGTATTAGTTTTGTAGAAGTACCAGCACAATATGAAACGGAATTATTTCGTATTGCACAAGACAGATACCACATTGTAAAAGAAGTCAACGAACTATGCGGGGAAAACGGGGATATTCGATTTCAAAGAGCAAATGCTTTAATAGCAGAAGATGCTACAAAAGGCGGTTTTAGTATTATTGTAAATGCTTCTACAAAAGATAAAAAGAGAAAACAGAAGCAATTAAAACAAACAACAGAAATTTCTACAGAAAGCGAAAAAGTACAAAAAATACTAGATGATTTTTTAGAAAGAACAAGATTACATATACTTTGTACAGAACACGCAAGGGCATTGTTGAGAGAGGGAGATTTATTTTTAAATGTGGTAGTAGATTTTAAAAAGGGAATAATTACAGAAATCAAAAGAGCACCTGCATTAACTATGAAAAGGAATGTAAATGAGTATGGTAATTTTATAGATAATAAAAAAGCATTTTCTCAAATAGATACTTCACAAATATATCAAATGGCTGGAGAAAAAGCACCAGAAACAAGCAGAAAAGATTTTGCACTTTATCAAATCAATCATATTCGATGGCTATGTGATGAAACCAAAATTTATGGTACAAGTCAGTATGCTGTAGCAAGAAAATGTTATAAAATGCTTGAAAAAATGGAAGAGGCACTTGCCTACAGAAGAATATATCGTTCTGTCAGTAAACGTTCTCACAAATTAGAAACAACAGATATTGCAGAAATAGAGGACTACAAAAGGGCAAATGCTATGGTAGATGAAAACGGAACTCCTACACAAAATGCACATATGTTAACAGATTACATAGGCAATGTAGAAGTAAGTGCATTACATGATGAAGCAAATCTTGATGAAATAAAAGATGTAGAAATGATAGAAAATATGTTGTGGATAAATTTATTAGTCCCAAAAGCAATTATTACAGGAGGACAAGGCATTAACAGAGATGTATTAAAAGTGCAGTATCCTCACTATTTACAGACGTTAGAAAATATTACAGACAGGCTAGAATATGGAGATAACAGTATTTATTCAGGATACAGAGCCATAATAGATTTACAGCTTTTATTACAAGGCATTTATCCGGAAAATGTTTCTTATGATATAGTATGGAGTAGAAAAACAGAAGAAAGTAGTGCAGAAAGAATAGAAAGTATACAAAATGCATTAGCAAAAAGTGGAGGAAAACAGCTTATCAGCCATGAAAAAGCGATACAGCTTGTTGCCGATGATTTTGATATAGAAGACCCTAATATGATGTATCAAAAGATATTAGAAGAAAATGGAGTAAAACAAAATAAAGTAAAACAAAATGAAGAAAATACAGAAGAAACACAACAGCAAAAAGAAATAAAAAAAAAGAATATAACTGAAGAAGCATTGACAGATGAACACGAAAAAGATTTTGATAAAATAGAAAGACTTTCTCATGAATTTACAAAAAAGTGGGAGTCTTTTTTTAATGGAATTTGGGAAGAAGTCAAAGAAAGTACGACGGAAAATATAGAATATAACATCAAAAAAGCATGGCAGAAACAAGACAAGGAATTTTATATTCACTATATTAAAAAGGCTTATGATATAGGGGAAAAAAGAGCCAAAAGTATAATAGAACAAGTTTTTACTGATGAGGAAAATAATGTCAATATTCGTATTGGTATTGAAAGAGAAGATATTCAGGAAGAATTATTAAATAATGCACTTTTGAAAGTTTCTAAAATGGAACAAACAACCATTGACGAAATAAGAAAAATATTAGCAAAAGGGTATGAGCAAGGAGAAAGCTGGAAAGAGCAAAAAAAGAATATCGAAAAGAAAATTAAAAACCCAGTGAGGGCAGAAATGATAGCCATTACAGAATTAGGTTTTGCTTATAATACAAGTACAAAAAATACTTATAGAGGAGCAGGAGCAAACAAAGTGATGTGGCACGCTTCACTGGATATAAAAACTTGTGATAGTTGCAGGGCTTTACATGGGCAAGTGTTTGATATTGATAATGCACCAGATAATCCAGCACACCCACGATGTAGATGTACATGGCTACCTGTTTCTTCAGAGAAAAAAATTGGAAATTTTGACAATTCCAATAATATCAAGTATAATAATAGTGAAAAACAAAATACATTTAAAGAGAAAAAACAAGAACAAACTAATATACATTATGATATTCGAATAAACAAAAATGTGACAGAACAGGAAATTGAAAAAGAAATTAGCATTGTTAAAGAAACGTTTGCTGAAATGCCTGAAAAAGTGAAAAAGGCATTGAGAGATGGTACAATCATTGAAATCGGACAAGAAGGAACAAGCCAATATGACTACAACAATGATGTTATGTATATAGCAAAAGGTGCAAACAAAAAACAAGTAAGACATGAAACGGGGCATATGATTGATAATAAGTTGATGAATCAGCAAAAAGTAGAACAATTAAAAAGAGATATTTTAGGAGAAGTTACTATTGATGATATTTATATTGATACAACAACCTACACTGATAATTTAGATAGACCAGTAAAGGTTTGTTTTTTAAAGAATGAAGCACTTCTTACAGAATATCAAGGTAGAGTATATCATTGTGAAAGTGAACTTGAAGCATTTTATTTTGATGGTGAGTTTAAGTATGAAAAAATGTGGGATTTTATATCGGAACCTTATGAATTGTATTTTAGAGATGCTACAAAGCTACAAAGAGAATGCCCTAAACTATATGAGTATATAAAGGAAGTGATAGAATGACACAAGAGCAAAAAGAAAAATTTTTAGCAGTACAAACTTATGAAGAATATATAAAAAGAGAAAAAGAGTTTCGTAAACTTAATCCAAAAGATAGAGAAATTATGGAACATTTTTATAGTCTTTTAGAAAAAGCTCCTAAAATTGAATATTATAATGGAGAAGCATATACAATTTTTCCAGATGGTTCCAGAATGATAGGTGGACCTGGCATGATAGCTGTAAAAGAAAAAGGTTATAAAAGTGTTGAGGATTACGAAAAAAGAAGTCATGAGGAATGGCTAAAAAAACAAGAACAAAGCTAAAATAATATTTTGACCTGAACAAGTCGTTAAACGGTTCTTTTTTTAATACTGAAAAAACTTTTTTAAACTGTTTTAAAAAGTTTTTAACTTTTTTTCAACTATTTTTAAAAATGCTTTTTTGAGAGAGAAAAAAGGACAAAAAAGTAAGGAAAAGAAAAAAAATAGGATGATATTTGAGATGGCTTTTAAAAGCCATTTAAGGGCATTTTAAGAGTGTCTTTTTTTTATGGATAAAATACTCAAGTAAAAAAAGTTAAACGAAAAGAAAAAAAGTTAAACGGGTTTTAAACGATGTCTGAATATAGAGGAGCAACAGAAATGAAAGAAGGTACAGATTTTTATATAGAAAAAGCAGAGGCGATATTAGATGAACAAGGACAAAAAAGCGGTTGGTACAAACAGATTGTAGCAAAAGTAGATAATATAAATGGAAATAACAGATTATATCCCAAACAAGTGTATCAAGACGCACTGGAAGAACTGAAAAAAGAAGGTTTTCCCTATGCAGGAGAACACCCTCACCCTAAGCCCTACAGAGGAGCAGATGGCAATATTTATTTTACAACATCTATTCCACACAGTGCTGTCAAATTTAGAGACGCTTATATTGACGAGCAAAATAATGTATGGGCAGAATATACCCCTCTTGATACAGAAATGGGAAGACAGATAAAAACATTTTTGGACAATGGTTTGCCTATAGGTTTTTCTAACAGAATGAGAGGAAGTTCCAAAAGAGAAAAAAGAAACGGAAAAACAGTACAGATAGCAAAAAAATTAAAATTGTATACTTGGGACGTGGTATTAAATCCAGCAGAAAAAAGTGCTTTACAATTACCTATTGTATTAGATGATATAGAGGAGGAAACTATGAATTTTTTTGATATGAGTGTAAAAGAACTTGAGAAGTGGAAAGAACAAAATAAAAGTGCAGAAGAAAGTGAAATAACACTTTGTGATAGCGTTATAGCACTGAAAAAACAGGCGGAAGAAGCAAAACAAAGTGAAAAAGAAACAAAAGAAAAAATGCAGGCAATTACAGACGAAATAGAAGCAAAAAAACAAAAAGAACAAGCACAGCAATTTCTTTTTGATGAAGTAGAAAAACTGAATTATACAAAAAATGTAAAAGAAGCAATATTAAAAAAAGGTGCTGAAATTTCGGAAAAAGAGGAAATAAAAAAGTTTTTGAAACAAGAAAAAGCGTTTTTAGATGCCTTAGAAATAGAAAATAAATTAAAGGAATTAGGCATAACAAAAGAAGAAAAAACAAAAGCGATTGTAACAGAAGGGAAAGAATATTCTATACTAGACAGCATTATGGAAGAAATGGACAAGGAATTACAAAAAAAGGACAATAGTTTTTGTATTGATAAAGAATTGAGAAAAGCAAACAATGCTATTGTAGATAGTGTATTAAAAAACATGGAAAGAAAAAAAGACAAAGATACAAAGCTATTTTTAGATGCACTGAAAAAAGAAAAAAGTGTATTTTTAGATGAAACAACACCAGCCATTGCTTCTACAGGGGAATTTGCACAGTCAGCGAATATTTCACTTGCCATATTAAAACAAGCATGGCAGGATATACAATTTTTACAGTTATGTATGGTAGAAGGATTTAGCGGAAGTACATACAAAATGCCTGTAGAATTTCAAAGCCACGATATTTACAGCGAGGACGATTTTGCTGTAGGAGAATTAGACAGTATCCCAACAGAAAATGTACAGACATTTTTATTAGAATTTGGTACACAGTGGCTAAAAAAAGGCTTTATTGTAACAAAAGAAGCACAAAAGGAATTGTTAAGTGGCCCTATGAGATATGATGTGATAGCAGCAAATGCAGCAAGTATTGCCAACAGATTTCAAAGGGTCATTGACAGAATGATTTCTACAGAAATGTTAGCAAGAGCAGATGAATATGGAGCAAAAGAAGTAAAAGAAGAAACGGTTGCAGTAAGTGAAGTAGAAGAATTGACAGAAGGGGAAAATATAACTGAAGGCAGTAATGCAAAATGGAAAGTAAATTTGTTGTGCGGAAATACTTCTCCTCTGAGTGCAGTGTGTGTTGCTCCTATTGTAAGACCTAGAAAAACAGTATGGTTAGACCAATATGGAAGAAAGCAAGAGGATTT